ATATACCTACTTCGGAAAAGAGTGTGTTTTTTAATAATCAATCATATACCGATAAGGTCATGAATAAGTCTATCGATGATATGATAAAAGATAATAAACGATGATAGGAAAAATTGCAAATGGCTTATTCGGCAAAATAGTAGATAATGCAGAAGGAATACTTGACAAGGTTATTACGACAGACAAAGAAAGAGATGAAGCTAAGCTCGCTCTTAGAAGAGTACTACTCGAAGCCGAAGCTGAAGCTTTCGCCAAAGAAGTTGAAGACAGAAAGAGCGCTAGGGATATGTATAAAGACGATGCGTTCATTCAAAAAGTACTTGCGACATTATTTACAGCAGCGTACTTTGGATTAAGCTTTATGATGTTTAGATACTTCGTAATGGGTGATATAGAAATGGGTGAGTTTGAAATTAGTTTCATCTCAACTATATTTGGTGCTATGAGTGCTAAAGTTAATACGGTAGTCGATTTCTTTTTCGGCGGATCGTCTAAAAAGAATCAAGAACAAAATAAAAATAAATAATTATGGGAATAAATTCAACAGAAGTTGCTTATGGTTTAGGACAATTAGGTAGTATATTTTCAGATCAAGATGATCCTATACAACCGCCAGCAGGAAAAGTATTTGTAGCAATACATTTTTTAGAAGACACGACATTAGAAGCGCACGGTGGTTTAATTGCATCACAAGACTCAGTAAACGGATATGAATATATATCTACTGAAGACGCTGGTGGTAACGATCAAACAGCACATAATATAGCTCATGATGGCACACCTACAGCAATAAGTGGTACTGGAGGTTTAGTTGTAGATAATAGTAACACAATACCAGCTGGAACTATAATATATGGAAGATGGACTCAAGTTCATACTACGGGTAACGTTATGGTAATAGCTTACATAGGAGAATAATGTTAGGTATAGGAACCGGAATATATAAAAGAAAGCCACCCAAGCTTACGCTAATTTCAACATATACTAGTAATTTTACTAGTGATACCGACGGTTGGGCGGCTCATGCAAATCTAGAAGGCACGTTAACGTTAGCGGCTAATCAAACAGCACCAGGTTCTGGTGAGGCTGGTTGGTTAAAAGGAACTTTTGATACTAATCAAACTAATCCATCTGATCTTGAAAAAATTACTCTTATTAACCCGTTGAAAATAGGCGATTATTTTTCTGTTAGCTTTAAGGTATATTTAGATAATCCAGGCGCAAGTTTAGGTGATTACTGGGACGGCACTGATGACGTTGATGGATTTATTACTGTTATTGGTGGTAAAGGTAACGCAGGTAGTTTTTCCGCTATACCTCAAGAACAAGTGGTAACTATAGATCATCACAGTAATCCCTCAGGCCCAGTAACAAATATTAACGGTAATGCACACATTAGAGTAACAAGTAGCCCGGACCAACCTCAAGCAAACGCTGTATTTTATATAAAAGATATAGTCATTAAACAATGGAGATATATATATTAATAAATTAAATTAAATTAAATTATGGGAAAAAAAGAAAAGTTGGTTGACTTAAAACCAGAGGCGGATAAAATATCCGACGAACATTTAAAAGAATTACAAGAGATAGTAAATACAATAAACAACGCACAGTTTAATATAGGTAAGATCGAAGGGCAAAAGCATTCGCTACTACACGAACTTGGAGCTGCACAAGGTAAGATATTAAAGCTGCAAGAAACTTTTACTAAAGAATATGGTTCCACTGACATAAATATTAAAGATGGAACGATTAATAGAAATAATGATGAAAAATAATATCATTAGAAAAATAACTATAGGCAAAGACTATAAAAATGATTCAATGCACTACGCTGTTGGTCAAGAGGTTTATGGAGGTCATAAGATATGTGATATAATAGAAGAAGAAGATAAGTACTCTATTTATATTAGAAAAGACGAGGTTGTTATACCTTGGAAAGATTTTAATAAAAATATGGCCATATCAGTAGAGTATAACTTAGAATATTAATGAATGCTGCTTACAAAGATTTTATTATCGAGCCTATTGGTGATAGGTATAATAACAGTATACGAGTCGGTGAAAAAGAACTAGTACTTAACACTGAAATATTTAATCATCAGTACGTAAATAGATTAGCAAAGATTATCGCTACTCCATTATTATTTCAATCACCTATTAACGTAGGTGATGAAGTAATAGTGCATCATAATGTTTTTAGAAGATGGCATGATGTTAAAGGTAGAGAAAGAAACAGTAGATCTTATTTTAAAGAAAACAAATATATTGTTTCAATGGACCAAATATTTCTTTATAAAAAAGATAATTGGAAAGCTATGCCAGGTTTTAGTTTTATTAAACCACTTAAGACTATTGATAAGTTAGATACTAATACAGAAAGACCATTAGTTGGTATTGTTAAATATTCTGATGGAGGCTTTGATAAAGAAGAGTTAGTTGGATTTATGCCTAATATGGAATATGAGTTTATTATAAACGGAGAAAGATTATATAGGATCATGAATAAATTTATTACAATTAAATATGAATATCAAGGAAACGAAAAAGAATATAATCCAAGCTGGGCAAAAAGCGGTTGAAGAACTAATTAAAGTAGCTAAAGAACCTATTGTAGATTCAGACGATGATATATCAGCTGATAGATTAAAGAATGCAGCTGCCACAAAAAAGCTAGCTATATTTGATGCCTTTGAAATACTTAATCGTATAAATGAAGAAGAGAATATGCTTGAAGGTAAAGTTGAAGAAAAAAAAGAAGTTAAGTTTAAAGGTTTTGCAGAAGGTAGATCAAAATGAAATACGAACAAAGCTTGTATAAAATAGTAGAACCAATAAGGTTAAATACTATTAAAAGATTAAATAAAAGTAAGAAGTGGGAGTATGGGTATAATAAAGAAAGCGATGTAATTGTTATATCTAAAAATGGAACCGTTGGCGAAGTTGTAGAAATACAAGGTTTACAAATAGCTTTACCTAAACAACCTAAAGAAATATATAGTTGTAGTAAAGTAAAGTCAGAGCAAAAATGGAAACAGTTTCCGGCTAATCCAGCTTTTAAAAAAATTAAAACTGTATTTGATTGGCAAGAATACCCAGATGATTTTAAACAAGATCATTACGAGTATATAGACGAAGAGTTTAAAAGAAGAGAAGAAGGTTTTTGGTTTATGAATAATGGTAAACCAACCTACATAACAGGAACACACTACATGTATTTACAATGGAGTAAAATAGATGTTGGTGCACCAGATTATAGAGAGGCTAATAGATTATTCTTTATATTTTGGGAAGCTTGTAAAGCAGATAAAAGAAGTTATGGGATGTGTTATTTAAAAAATAGACGTTCTGGTTTTTCTTTTATGAGTTCAGCTGAAACTGTTAATTTAGCTACATTAGCTAGTGATAGTAGATTTGGTATATTATCTAAAACTGGTGCTGATGCAAAGAAAATGTTTACGGACAAAGTAGTACCTATTAGTTTAAATTATCCTTTCTTCTTCAAGCCAATACAGGACGGTATGGACCGACCAAAGTCCGAGCTCGCTTACAGGGTACCTGCTAAAAAGTTTACTCGTAGAAAAATACGTGAACGCGAGGAGATGGATGACGTTGAAGGACTTGATACAACTATAGACTGGAAAAATACAGGCGATAACAGCTACGATGGTGAAAAACTAAATTTACTAGTTCATGACGAAAGTGGTAAGTGGGAAAGACCTGATAATATAAAAAATAACTGGAGAGTTACAAAAACTTGTTTACGATTAGGTAGTAGAGTAGTTGGTAAGTGTATGATGGGTAGTACTAGTAATTCACTTGATAAAGGTGGTGATAACTTTAAACAACTTTATAATAATTCAGATGTTACTAAAAGAAATAGAAATGGACAAACTAAATCAGGACTTTATTCTTTGTTTATACCCATGGAGTGGAATTATGAAGGTTTCATTGATGGATATGGACAGCCTGTATTTAACACTCCTAGTAAACCAGCATTTGATCCCCACGGCTTAGAGATAGATCAAGGCGTTATAGATCATTGGGATAATGAGGCAGAAGGATTAAAAGATGATCAAGATGCTTTAAATGAATTTTACAGACAGTTTCCAAGAACTGAAGAACACGCGTTTAGAGATGAAACAAAAAATAGTTTATTTAATCTTATAAAAATATACGAGCAAATAGATTATAATGAAGGAAATAAAAACTCTTCAGTAATAACTACTGGAAACTTTCAATGGCTAAATGGAAAGAAAGATACACTGGTTACATTTAATCCAAATCCCAACGGTAGATTTAATATAAGTTGGGTGCCAGGTAATAAATTACAAAATAACGTTATATTAAAAAATGGCGTAAGATATCCAGGTAACGAACATATGGGCGCGTTTGGTTGTGACTCATATGACATATCTGGAACTGTAGATAAACAAGGTTCAAAAGGTGCCTTGCATGGGCTAACAAAGTTTTCAATGGAAGACGCCCCGGCAAATACTTTTTTTCTTGAATATATAGCAAGACCACAAACGGCTGAAATATTTTTTGAAGATGTTTTAATGGCACTAGTTTTTTATGGTATGCCAATACTTGCAGAAAATAATAAACCAAGATTATTATATTATTTAAGAAGAAGAGGGTACAGAGGCTTTAGTATGAACAGGCCTGATAAAGTTTGGAATAAGTTATCAGTGGCAGAAAGAGAAGTTGGTGGTATACCTAACTCAAGTGAAGACATAAAGCAGGCTCACGCTGCCGCTATTGAAATGTACATCAATGATCATGTTGGTTTATTAGAAGATGGTACTTATGGCACAATGTATTTTAATAACACTTTAAACGATTGGTCTAGATTTGATATAACAAGAAGAACTAAATATGATGCATCAATAAGTTCTGGTTTAGCTGTAATGGCTTGTAATAGACATTTATACAGACCAAATCCAGATTTAAAAAGGCAAACAGTAAATTTAAATATATCAAAATATAATAACAAAGGATTTTCATCACAGATAATTAAAAATAAAATATGAGACTAGAACACTCTATAAATTTCCCATCACAAGCGGTTAGCGATTTAGAAAAGCTTAGCGAAGATTATGGTTTAAAAGTTGCAAGAGCAATAAGACACGAATGGTTTTCGGGAGCTACTTCAAAGTATAATAGTTATAAAAACAACTTTCATACTCTAAGATTATATGCAAGAGGAGAACAACCTGTTCAAAAATATAAAAATGAATTATCTATTAATGGTGATTTATCTTATCTTAATTTAGATTGGAAACCCGTTCCAATTATTCCTAAGTTTGTAGATATTGTTGTAAACGGCATGGCGCAAAGGAATTACGAAATAAATTGTTTTTCACAAGATCAATATGGCGTAAGTAAAAGAACTGAGTATATGGAATCTTTATTACGTGATATGAAAACACGAGGCTTTAATGATAAAGCTAAAGCGTTGTTTGATATAGATCTTTATGAAAACGATCCTGACACATTACCAGACACAGAAGAAGAATTACAACTACACATGCAGCTTAATTATAAACAAGCTGTAGAGTTAGCTGAAGAACAAGCGCTAAACGTATTAATGGAAAACAGTGATTACGATTTAGTAAGAAGAAGAGTGTTGTATGATATAACTGTATTAGGTATAGGTGCAACAAAAACCACATTTGATTTTAGTAATGGAGCTAAAGCTGAATACGTTGATCCAGCTAATTTAGTTTATTCTTATACTGACTCACCTTATTTTGATGATATATATTACGTTGGCGAAGTAGTTGATTTACCAATAAACGAATTAGTAAAAGAATTTCCAGATTTAACTGAGCAAGATGTAAAAGATATATTAGACAAAAGACACTATCCATATAATTATCAAAGAAACGATGATAAAAATAAAGTTCAAGTAATTTATTTCAATTACAAAACGCACATGAATAATGTTTATAAGCTAAAAACCACGGCGGCTGGCGGTGAAAAGATAATACAAAAAGATGACACATTTAATCCTCCTGAAAATAAAGAAGGCGATTTTGAAAAGCTAGAAAGAGTTGTTGAGGTTTTATACGAAGGTGTTTATTTAGTAGGCGCTGATAGAATATTAAAATGGAAGATGTGTGACAATATGATGCGTACTGACTCTGAATTTAGTAGCGTTAAAATGAATTATCAAATTGTGGCACCTAGAATTTACGAAGGTAGAATAGAAAGTTTAGTAGGAAGAATAACTAGCTTTGCTGATATGATACAATTAACTCATTTAAAGTTACAACAAGTAATGGCCCGTATGGTACCAGATGGTGTTTATCTTGACGTTGATGGCTTGGCTGAGGTTGACTTGGGTAATGGTACTAATTACAATCCGCAAGAAGCTTTAAATATGTTTTTCCAAACTGGTAGTATAGTTGGTAGGAGTTTTACTTCAGAAGGCGATATGAATCCTGGGAAAGTTCCTATACAACAAATTAATAACGGTGTTAATAGCGGTAAGTTACAAAGTTTAATACAAACGTATAACTATTATCTTCAAATGATAAGAGATACAACCGGGTTAAATGAGGCAAGAGATGCTAGCACGCCAGATAGAAACGCTTTAGTTGGTGTACAAAAAATAGCAGCTGCTAATTCTAATACGGCAACTAGACATATATTACAATCAATGTTGTACATAACAGCTGAGGTTGCAGAGTGTTTGTCGCTTCGTATAGCAGATATAATAGAGTACTCACCAACTAAAGATGCTTTTATAAGAGCGCTTGGTGCTCACAACGTAGCTACATTAAGTGAAATGAGTGAATTGCATTTATATGATTTTGGTATATTTATAGAACTAATGCCAGATGAAGAAGAAAAAGCTATATTAGAAAACAATATACAAGCCGCTCTTCAACAACAAACTATAGATTTAGATGATGCTATTGATTTACGTAATACTAGAAACTTAAAACTAGCTAATCAATTATTAAAAGTAAAAAGAAGAAAGAAACAAGAAAGAGATCAACAGTTACAAAAACAAAACATAGAGGCCCAATCCCAAGCTAATCAACAAGCGCAACAAGCGGCGGCACAAGCTGAGATGCAAAAGAATCAACAAAAAATGCAAATTGATGCACAGCTAGAGCAGACAAAAAATCAAATGAAAATACAATACTTACAATCAGAGGTTCAGTCTAAAAAAGAACTTATGCAATTTGAGTTTGATTTAAATTCTAGATTAGAAGGCATGAAACAGCAAAACAACAATCAAGTTGAAGGTATGAGAGAAGATAGAAGAGATCAAAGAATAGATCAACAAGCTGCTAGGCAAATGGAAATGATTGACAAAAGAAACGCTCAAAAAACTGAAGGCCAACCGCTTAAAAAGTTTGAATCGTCAGGTAATGATATACTTACGGGAGGAGCGAATATGGATAAATTTCAAGTTTAATATTTTATAAAATTTTATTATGATAGAACAAAATGAAGAAGTTGTTGAAGAAACAACTGACTCCGTTGAAGAAACAACAGAGGATAATACAGAACAACCAATAGAAGAGGTTGTCGAAGAAATAGATGAATCTAAATTTGATAGCGCTGGTAACGATGAAGTAGCTAAAGTAAATTTAGACATGCCACCTCAACCTAAAGAAGAAGAGGAAGGTATAACAAAAGTAAACGTGGACGAAAAGCCTACAGAAGAAATAACAAATGAAGAAGTCCCAGTAATAGAAGAAATTACCGTTGAAGACTTAAAAGATAAAGAAGTTTTAGAAGAGAAAGTAGAAGAGGCGGTTGAAGAAACAGTCGCTACTGGAAAACCTTTACCAGAAAATATACAAAAACTTGTAGATTTTATGGACGAAACTGGAGGTGATATAAACGACTACGTAAGATTAAATAGAGACGTTAAAGAAATGGATGACTCTGACGTATTAGATGAATACTACCAAATGTCTAAACCTCATTTAACAGCTGAGGAAAGAAATTTTTTATTAGAAGATACGTTTGGTGTTGATGAAGAAGTTGACGACGATAAAACAATACGTAAAAAGAAAATAGCCCTTAAAGAGCAAGTTGCCGAGGCTAAAGCCTATTTAGACGGGCAAAAGTCTAAGTACTATGAGGAAATTAAAGCTGGGTCAAAGTTGACACCTGAACAACAGGAGGCAATTAATTTTTATCATAAATATAATGAAGATTCTGAAAATCAAAAGAAGATTACACAGAAAAGCAAAAGAACATTTTTAAATAAAACTGATAGTTTCTTTGGACAAAATTTCAAAGGTTTTGAATATAATGTCGGGGACAAAAGATACAGATTTAATGTTAAAGATGTTGATAAAGTAAAGACAACACAAAGCGATCTTAATAATTTCGTAAACAAGTTTGTTGGCGAAGATAATGTTACTATTGAAGATGCTGCTGGTTATCATAAGTCTTTATTTACTGCTATGAATCCTGATGCTATAGCTAAACATTTTTATGAACAAGGCAAAGCAGATGCTATTAAAGGGCAAATTGCAAGAGACAAAAATATAAATGTTGAACCTAGAAAAACACACGGCGAAGTAAATGTCGGTGGAATTAAAGTTAGAGCTTTAGGCGAATCTTCCTCTGAGATGAAAAACAGATCTTTTAAAATTAGAAAACGAAAATAATTAATAATTTAAAAAGAATATATTATGGCAATTACAGGTGGTCCTTCGTTGAATAGTGTTCCTTCTGCACAGCAGCAAGCACTAAGCACGAATTTTTTGGATTTTACGTCCGGTACTAATGACTGGGCACAACAATACCTGCCAGACTTAATGGAAAAAGAAGCTGAAGTTTTCGGACCGAGAACTATATCAGGTTTTTTATCTAAAGTTGGAGCGGAAGAGGCTATGCAAGCTGATCAAGTTGTATGGTCTGAACAAGGTAGATTACATCTATCTTACAAAGGTAGATTAACAGATACTACTACATTTATAGTACAACAAGATATTGATGGCGCTAAAGGTGTTGGTACTGGTACTACTGGTATTTCAAATGGCTTAAGTGGTGTACATCATGGTATTAGAGTAAATGATACTGTTATTATTTCAGATGCTAATCAAATAAGAAAATGTATCGTAACAGTAGTTAATGAAACTAATGATACTTTAACGCTAGCTCCTTACGGCGCAGCTCTTACAGCTACTAATACAGCTATTGGAACTACTATATTAGTTTATGGTTCTGAATACGGTAAAGGTCAAAGCTATAATCCTGCATCGGGTTATGCTGCGGCTGGAACAGATTCAAGAGGCGCTAACGAGCCTGACTTTAAAACTTTTACTAACAAACCAATCATTATGAAAGATTACTACGAAGTATCAGGTTCTGATACAGCTAGAATCGGTTGGGTTGAAGTTGCTAGTGAAATGGGACAATCAGGTTACTTATGGTATTTAAAAGCTGAGTCTGATACAAGAGCTAGATTTAATGATTACTTAGAGATGGCAATGTTAGAAGCTGTTAAAGCTGATGACACTGACGACTCTGTGGAAAACGCTGTAGACTCTCTTGTTTATGGATCTGACAATGATAGATTAGTTGGTACTGAAGGTTTATTCGCTGCTATTGAAGCAAGAGGTAATATTACTTCAGGTGTAACTGGTGTTAACGCTGCTACTGATTTAGCTGAATTTGACGCTATCTTAGCTGAGTTCGATAAGCAAGGTGCTATTGAAGAATACATGATGTTTGTAAACAGAGCTACTAGTTTAGCTATGGACGACATGTTAGCTTCAATGAATTCTTACGGAGCTGGAGGTACTTCTTACGGAGTATTTGAAAACGACGAAGATATGGCATTAAACTTAGGTTTCTCAGGATTTAGAAGAGGCTCTTATGACTTCTATAAATCTGACTTTAGATACTTAAATGATTTAGCTACAAGAGGCGGTATTAATGCTGCTAACTCTGCTGATGCTATCAGAGGGGTTATGATTCCTGCTGGTGTATCTACTGTGTATGATCAATCTTTAGGTAAAAACTTAAAGAGACCTTTCTTACACGTTAGATATAGAGCTTCTCAAACAGACAATAGAAAAATGAAAACTTGGACTACTGGTTCTGTTGGAGCTG